CTGGTCCTCTAACACCTTCGTCTTGGGCACCGAGACCAGCGGCGGCACGGAACGCAACATGGTCATTGGCAACGCCGCCAACGCCACCGTATCGGTGACGTCAGGCGCAGGCGCGCAGCTCGTCGGTGGCGCGGTGGGATCGGCTCCGGCCGTCGCCGCGTCGTCCCTGGCTATCTCGCTGGCACCCATTGGCATCAGTCGCGCGCGCGCGGCGGGCGCGACGCTGGACGCTGTCAGCGTGACTGCCCAGACTATCTCGATCACCGGCGCCGCCGGCACCAACATCACGACTGCCACCGGCTTCAACTACGTCACGATCAATGCGCCGACCTACAGCGGCGGGGGCAACGCGACCACGATCACGACCGCCGCGACCGTAGCGATCATGGGGCCGCCGGTCGGCGCCAGCAGCGCAACGATCACGAACGCCTACGCCCTCCTCGTGCTAGGGCGCACCGAGATCACCGGGTCGACTACCGTCAATGGCAACGGAACGAACCTCGGCTTTTACGGCGCAATCGGCACGACCAGGCAAACCCCGACCGGCAGCCGGGCCGGGAATGCGGCGCTAGCCAGCCTCCTCACCGCCCTGGCAGCGTACGGGATCATCATCGACGGAACATCAGCGTAAAAGGACACCCATGGCACTCACCGGACAAGACTTGCTCAAGGCCCGCAACGTTCGCGTCGCGGCTGGATACGACGACGCCGTGGGCCTCACGCTGCACGTGGTCGACGGCCCGCTCTGGCGCGCGGCGTACGGCCGGGTGGTGACGAACAGGCCGCCGCCGTCGATTGTCTCCGAGTCGCCCAGCGGATCGGGCGCGACGGACATCGCGGCCCTCAACTCGCTCTTCGCGGCCATGATCTCGTCCACGGCGGCGACGGCAACGGCGGAAGCGACGCAATCAACAGCAGCAGCAGCGATCGCAGCGGCGGTCGCGGCGGCGGCAGCATAGGATGGCAACATGAAATTCGGGATCACTCGCTACGAACAGTTCGCGCTGACCTCGCACCTCGTCGGCCAGCCGTCGCCCAACCCGGAACACGGCCGAAAACGGCTGCGCGCCTGGGACGAGCTGGGCGTTGCCGACCTGGCGGACAAGCTCGCGACCGCGCGCGCTGGCTTCGGCGGCGGTGACATCCTCGTCGCCGACTGGCGCGACAAGAAGGCGCCGATCGCCATCGATCTGAACTCCGACGTCCTGGAGTACGTGATCGCCGGTCTCGGGCAGCAGCTAGACGGCATCTGGGCCGACACGCTCACGCCGCTGCGCGAGCGCCTCGAGCGGCTGCGCGACAAGAAATACGAGCTGCCGCCGGAGCTGCGGGAGTAATGGCGCGACCGGTAACCGTCCCGCTCGCCGCGGGGCTGCAAACGGAGCTCGCCGACCAGCTGGTGCAGCCGGGCGCCACGCTGCTGCTGGAGAACATGGTCCACCCGCAGACGGGCAAGGCTCGCGTGCGGTTCGGGTCGGACATCCTGTCCGCGTCCGACCACTCCACGCTGCCTCCCGGCGGAACGCTCCCGGACGTCTGGCAGCTGGCGACGCTGGGCGGGCAGCTGGTGCGATTCAACCGCGCGCCGGTGCCGCTGCACGCGTGGGCGGATACTCCGGCGGCGTGGGCGCAGCCGACCGACACGAACGGGGCGATCACCAGCTACCGCCGCGGACCGATCAAGGTCGACTCGTCGCCCGTGTTCTCCGGGACGCCAGCGGGCAGCCAGGTGTCAAACCCGTACATGGCCGCCAGCGGGGACGTCCTGGTGTACGTGAACGACGAGACCTTGCTGGCAGGCGCTGTCACGCAGACGACGGTCGTCATCATGGACAGGCTCGACCGCAAGCCCGTGTACACGCGACGGACGACGTCCCAGACGCGCGGCGCCCGTGTCGTGATCGTCGGCACTCGCGCGATCGTCGCGTACGAGAGCGCGGGCGAGCTGCAGGTCGACGCCTACGACCTGACGACATTCTCCCTCGCGCAGCAAGTGACCCTGGGGACGGTGACGCTCGGGACGCCGATTGACATCCGCGCCGGCTCGCCGGTGGTCGGCGCCAACAACGTCGCGATTCTGTACACCGAGGACGCCGCGGGCGAGCTGCGCTGCGCGACGGTCGACGCGACGAACCTGGCCACCAATTCGACGTTCACGCCGCGCACCGCGGCGGGGGCGGTCGTGGTGCCGAACCTTGGGTTCGGTTGGATGCAGGACTTCGGCGGAACCGGGCGATTTTCCGTGATGATCGCCGACACGACGAACGGCCTCAGGACGCTGTGGGACCTACCCGCTCCTGCCGGCGGTTTCTCGAACGCCGCCGCGACGCATGTTCTCGACGCCGCCGCCACGACCGCACCGAGCGGTAGCAACGCCGGTATACGCAACATCATCGGCACCACGACGACCAGCAGCGCCACGGGGCAATACCGCGTCTTGTACGAGGTGACGGCTCCTATCCTGCCGCACCGGGCGCAGATCAACGTCGCGGTGTGGAACGGATCAGCAACGCTCGGCGTGCAGTTCCGATCGGTCGGCATCCGGTCGAAGTTCTGGCAGCACTCGGACAACTTCTACTTCCTCTCGGCGTTCGGCGGGGAGGACCAGCGCACTTACTTCGTGCTGGCGACGTCAACCGATCTGACGGCGACCGCTACGACGTTCTCCGCCCCGCTGGCGGTGGTGATGCCGCGAGACGCCGCCGGCCTGACCGAGGAAACGAACGCGCCCACGACTGCGGCCGTAGGCGCCGACGGCGAAATCTACCTGGCAGTGACCAGCGAGACGCGCGTCGAGTCGGTCACGACGGTTGCAACGGCCGTCGGGGCCACGTCGCGGTTGTTCGCGACGGAGATCGTCCGCGTGCGCCACCCGGCGGCGGTCGAGACCGACGTCGGCAAGCCGGCCGAGTTCCTGCGATCCCTGTTCGTCCCGGGCGGCCTGCTCGGGCAATTCGACGGCTCCAACTACGCATCGCCGTGCCTCCCGTACTACCCGCCGCAGTTTGATCTCGTCGCTCAAGCCGGCGGCAGTCTCGAACCTGACGGCCAATACGAATGGCGCGCGCTCTACAGCTTCGTCGATCGCAACGGTCGCAAGTGGCGATCGGCGCCCAGCGCGCCGGTGACTGCGACGGCAAGCGGCGGCATCGAACAGTATGACGTCGTCGTTGATTCGCTTCGCCTCGTTGATCGCAGCGACGGCGCCGGCACGACGGGCTTTCAGATCGAGGTCTACCGCTCGCAGGCAAACGCCCCGGAGGCGCACTTCCTCGTCGCGACCGTCCCCAACGTACCGACGTCGAACACCGTGCAGTTTCGAGACAACGTCGCCGACGACGACCTCGGCGAGCAGCTCTACACCGACGGCAACGGCCTGGAAAACCAGCTGCTCCCGCCGATCGCCTGGTGCGTGGAGCATCAGGGGCGGCTCGTGTGCGGCGAGGCGGGCACTGGGACGATCTGGTACTCGAACGAAGCCGACTTCGACAACGGCCTCGTCTTCAACGAGACGACCACCTTCGACGTCGGCGACCCGACCGACCCGACGACGGCCGGCGTGGTGTTCGCGGAGCAGCTGTTCGTGTGCAAGAGCGGGAAGTGGTACATCGTCGGCGGCCAGGGCGCGAACACGCTGGGCCAGGGGCAGACGTATCTACCGCGCCTCATCGACCCGGGCGTCGGGTGCGACAACCCGCAGTCGGTGGTCGTCGCCGACGATGGCGTGTGGTTCCGTTCGTCCGGATCTCGAGCTGGCATCCACCGCACGGCCGGCGGCAAAGCGGAATACGTCGGGCAGGGCGTGCGGGCCCACAACGGGCTGACGATCACGTCGGCCGTCGTCGTGCGCGACTCGACGCAGATCCGGTTCTACACGGAAGAGGGCACGACGCTCGTCTGGGACTGGACCACGAAGCTGTGGAGCACGAACACCGCGCAGCCGTGCCTGTCCGCGACGACTGGCTACGTCGGTGCCGATGGCGTCGTGTACGCACGCGAGAGCGACAACGGCATCCTGGCCGAGTCGACGACGCGGTATCAGGAGGGTCTGACCGCGTACACCGGCAAGGTGCGCTCGCCCTGGTACCAGGCGGGCGGCCTGGCGGGCTGGCAGCGGATCAGGCGCTTGCAGGGCGTCGGCGATGGCGGCGCGGCGCACACGGCCACCGTGCGGCTCTACAAGGACCTGTCGTCGTCGCCCTTCCAGACGGCCGCGCTGGCGTTCAACGGCACCGCGCAGCGGTGGAACTGGGAGATGCGGCCCGCGCAGCAGAAGGCCAGCGCGACGATGATCGAGGTGGAGATCGGGCCGCCCGCGTCAACCGCGATCGTGCCCCACGTGGACGACGAGTACGTGGGCGGCACCGTGTGGTCGTTCGTCAACGGCGCGTTCACTTCGGCCCACGTCGGCGCGACGCTGGTGATCGCCGGGTCGCCGCTCGGCGCCTACGACGGCACCTACCAGATCACGGCCGTGGCCAGCGCCACCAACGTCACGATGACGCCAGATCCGGCGGGCGCGGCGGGGGACATCGACGCCACGTCGATCGCCCTGACGCTGCCCCTGACCGCCGGGCCCGAGATCATCGGCGTGGCGCTCATCCCCGTGTCGAAGGAGGGCATGGACAAGGTGCCGTCGAGCAGGCGCGTCACGTGACGCCGGTGCATTACTGATGGCCACGGTAACCAGCGGAACGCCTCGCGTGCCGGCGTCAGGCCCGGCCTCGACCTGGATCGGGACGCCTCCCACCCCCGGCGTTGCGCCTGCACCACGCCAGCCCGCGCCGGCGGTGGGGACCGCAGGGGCGTTCGGCCTGACGCCCGAGGAGATAGAGGCGCGGCGGCAACAGACCGGCGTGTCGGCAGGCGGGACCGGGTACGTGTCGGGGCAGGCGCCCCCGTCAGGGTCGGCGATGGCGGCGCTCGGGGCACCCCGCGGTAGCGGCGCGGCCGGTGAAGGCAGCCCGGAGACATTGGACCTGAGCAAGATCGACGCCGGCACATCCCGGGCGACCGGGGGCTCAGTGGCCAGCAGAGTTGGTCAGGACGTGTTGACCGGCATGGTCACAGGGATCCCGATCGGCGGAGTAGAGTCGTTAGCGCGTGGCCTCTTCGGGGGCGGCGGCAACGACGGGCAGCGCACGACGTCGACCCCCGGAGCGGTGACGGGGACTCCTGGGCAGCCTCGCGGGGCCACGAACGCGCAGGCCACCGGATCGTGGGGCGCTGCGCCGGGGAGCGACACCACGACGACGCAATCCGCGCTCACGAGTGGATCGAACGCGCCACCGCCACCCGGGACGCCGCGTGGCGGCATGCCAGCCGCAGCAAATGACGTGACTGCGCGCACGGGGGCCATAACGTCCGGCGGGCAGACGGGCACCACCAACACGCCAATCGCAACGACCGGCAACCCGGCACTGGACCGCGCACTTGACCCCGGCGGCATCTTCGCTGGGCCAACATTTGCCGACCTGACGCCCGCCCTTGCGTCGCAGCGGGCCGCGTTCGGTATTCAGGACAAGCTCGACGCCGAGCGGTACAACTACCGCCCCGGCGAGGCTGCGGCACAAGATCGGGTCGCGCTGGACAAGGCGCGCCAAGACGAGCTTCGAGTCCGCCAGATGCAGCAGCTTGACGCGCTCGGGGCTGCGGCTTCCGGGGCGGTGCCCAGCGCTGCGGAGCTGCAACTTCAAAAGCAGTCCGGCAAGAACATCGCCGCGACGCTCGGGCAGGCCCGGGCGCTGGGCGGTCGGTCCGCCGGCGGCGCCGCCCGCGCCGGCACGCTCGCGAGCGCCGACATCCTGGCAAACACGAACCTGGACGCCGCCGCGACGCGCGCTGCCGAGCAGGACCGAGCGCGCCAGCTGCTCGCGCAGACGAACCAGGGCATTCGCGGCCAGGACGTGGACGTTGCGTCCCAGGACGCGCGGCTCGCTCAAGAGGCGAACGCGAACAACCTGCGCGCACAG